GCGTGTGGAACCCGCAATACATGGTGATCGATGCCACAGGAGTCGGCGAGGGACTTTGGGCAATGTTCGACAAGTCCCACCCCACGCGGATACTGCCTGTCAAATTCTCAGCGCAGGTCAAATCAGAGATCGGTTACGGCTACCTCGCCATTATCAATACTGGCCGCTTCCGTGATTGTTGTCCCTCGCCAGAGATCGATAAGCAATACGCGGCCTGTACCTCTGAAATCCTGATCGGTCCCGCCAAAACAATGCGCTGGAGCGTTCCAGACGGCACACGCGACGAGAACGGCCTGCTGATCCACGATGATCATGTTGTGACCGATGCCATGACCGCAGTTTTGGATAAATTGGAATGGTTCGTCACATCGCCTACATTGATTGTTTCCCGTCCTGATGTGCTGGATGAAATGTCGAGGATATAGAACATGGCAGGTATTCGAGCAAGAAGGCTTGTAAAGTTCCGTAATGAAGATCGGTTCGCCTATGTCGAGCAGCGCAAAGGCTCAGGCAATAAAGGCGGCGGAAATGACAGCGGCGTGAAGTGGTCAAGCTGTAATCAAAGCGTGTCGCAGGTGGACTTCTCCCCCATCTTTGCAGTCGGGAGCGGAAAAGGCGGATGGTCGCCTGTGATGTGGTTGTTCCTCCTGCCAGGTCTCGCCATCGCAGGTATTTCAATCGGAATATCTACACCTGCAATCTCTGCAGGTGGCGCAACATTCGGACTCATTTCAGTAATCAGCGCAGTAGAGGCCGCGCTTGCAACATTAGGACTTACGCTCGCAGCACTTACAGGAATAAGGTCACTGGCCTTGCTCGATCAACTAGGTAATGCGATTGCAGCATTCCTGCCCCCAGGTAGCCGCGTGCAGTTCATCGAATATACAAAGCCGTGCAGTGAAGAAGATTACGAAGGAGACTAAATGCCGAAGGTAAACAATTCAATTCTAGCCCGAAGTATCCGCGCCTTGTTACGCACACAGGCGGGCAAAGCCATACAGGAAGAATTGGCAGTATCCCCGATCACGGATAATAACTTCTTTCCTTCTGGCATGTCGCAGTCCTACACCGACCGCTACGAGTACAACCGCGAGAAAATCCTTGCGGAATGTCTCAGGGCATGGCGTGTACAGCCCCTTGCAAGGCGTATTGTCAAAATCCTCACCGCCTTTACCATCGGTTCAGGGTTCACGATCAAGACAGAGGAAAAGGAAAAAGCCACGCAGGAATTTTTAGAGCGATGGTGGAACGATCCGCTGAATAACTTTGACGAGCAACTTCCCGAATGGATGGACGAGCGCACGCGGAGCGGCAACATCTTCGCGCTTGCCACCGTGGACGCGGCAGGGATGACCTATTGGCGACCGATCCCCGCAGACCAGATCAAGGAAATTCAATGCCGAGATAACGATATTCGGCAGGAAACCTATTACATCCCGCAGGACATGGAAGCGTCACCGTGGGAAGCCTACGATCCAGAGAAAGAGCAAACCTCTTTTGTAGTCCATCACGCCATAGATCGACCCGTAGGCACGGCATGGGGAGAGCCGCCCCTTGCACCGCTTCTTCCGTGGATAGGTAGATATTCCGCATGGCTTGAAGATCGAGTGCGCCTCAATCGTTTTCGTAATGCCTTTATGTATGTGGTTCGCGGACAATTCACAGACAAGGCCAAAAAGAAGGCGAGGCAGGATGAGCTAAACGCCAATCCCCCACAGCCAGGATCAATCCTTGTCACCGATCCCAGCGAAGATTGGGGCATTCTATCTGCCAACCTCGACTCCTTCGATGCCTCAGTAGATGGACATGCGATCAAAACCCACATCGCGGCAGGCATTGGCTTTCCGATGCACTGGTTCTCTGAAGGCGAGTCGTCCACCCGTACCACCGCTGAAGCAGCAGGCACACCCACATTCAAATCCCTAGAACAAGAGCAAACTTCTTTCGTGCGCTTCATCGTGCGTCTTGCTCAAATCTCAGCGGCGATCCGATCCAAATTCGATGACAAGGTAAATCCAAAGGCAAAGATCGAAATCTCCAAGCCTGATATTACCGAGCGGGACAATGCCAATCTATCCCTCGCCGTATCACGCATCTATCCCGCACTGATCGACCTGTTCGACCGTGACGGTATGCCAGAAGCGGAAGTCTTACGCCTGATCTATCGGGCGGCAGGCGAGATCAACCAAATTACGAATGTACCAAAGATGACCAAGCGGCCATTACATCCGATCAATTCAAGCACCAACGCGCCAGCCAATGCGCCCGAACCACCCGCCGATCCAGAGGCCACCCCACCCACGGAGGAAGATAACCAATGAAAAAGAATGAGCCCGTAATTTTTTACAGCCTTGCCGAGATCCACGAGACCGCGCCAGCCGAGAACCGCGAACAAGTCCTTGCCGATATTGCCAGCGGAAAGACGGAGTACATCGAATTTTCAGCGCGTGTATTCAAAGGCGGAAGAAATGCAAACCTATTGCGCTTCCGCGATGAAGATATGCCAGCCCTTGCCTCCTCATTCGTAAATATGCCCTTCCTTCGCAACCACGATACCTACGACATCGAAAGCAGAGACGGAATTATCAAAGCCTCTGAGATCGAAGGCAATGCGATCAGGCAGACCATCCGACTGACCACACGCAAGGGAATGAATGCCTACGTGGAAGGCCAGATAGATCGTTTCTCAATCGGATGGAGAGCCGAGAAAGTTCTTTGCTCCATCTGCTTGAACGACTACGGAAATTATGAGAAGTGCAGCCACATCCGAGGCCGTGAGTATGACGGGAAGTTGTGCGAGCTAATCATGGTCAAGCCCAAAGGCATTGAAACATCCGCCGTGAACAATCCCGCAGTAGACGGCACAGGACTTTTACAGTCAATGGATGAGTTCAAGTTATCCGAAATCCACAGCGGAAATCCGTCCGCTGAGATCAACGCCAAAAGCGTATCCAAAAAGACCATAGGAGGTCTAATGAAAAAGAAAGTGAAAGTGAATGTGACCAACGCCGATGGCGTGGTCGAAGAAGTCGAGGGCACTCTTGCCGAACAGAGTCCGCAGGAATTGGCACTCGAAGAAACCCGGGCCGCCGCCGCTGAATTGTTGGGTGCAACTGAGCGTCAAGCCGCTCTCGATGCCCAGCTTGCCAGCGGACAGGAAACCCTGATCGCCATGTGTGAACACCTGCTCACCAGCGGACTGTCAGGCTCCCGACTCCCGCAATTGACTCAGGATCGTATCCGCAAGCAGTTCTCAGGCAAGGTATTCAAGGCTCCCGAGTTGGCCGCCGCGATCAGCGAAGCCCGCGAGGAAGTCGCCGCTTTGAGTGCCAGCGGTTTGATCTCTGGCCCAGGCCGTGTCACTGGCATGTTGAATTCTGCCGATCAATTCCGCCTCGCCGTTGAAGATTTGTTCGGCGTGGAACGCGAAGCCTCACAAGCCAATGTCAAAGTACATAAGCTGCGCGGCATTCAGGAAGCCTATCTCATGGCAACAGGCGATCAGCAATTCATGGGCGGGTTCTACCCCGAGTTCTCCCTTGTGACAGCCAATTTCCCCGCCATTGTTGCCAACGTCATGAATAAGATGTTGGTCAAGGCATGGAAGGACTACGAGTCCGTCTATGGATGGTGGCAGAACATTGTCACCGTCGAACATTTCAGCAACCTCAATCAAGTCTCATGGGTTCGCACTGGCACGATTGCAAGCCTGCCGACTGTCTCAGAACGCGGAGAATACACTGAGTTGGCAATCGGCGACAACAAAGAGACCTCCGATTGGGGCAAGTACGGCGGATACGTCCCCCTGACCATCGAAGCAGTCTTGCGCGATGACTTGCGGGCGTTTACCCGTATGCCCCGCGAGGCCGCTCTTGCCGGCATCCGCAATATCTCCGAGCAGGTCGCTTATATCTTCACGCAGAACAGCGGAGCAGGTCCAACAATGGCCGACACTGGCGCGTTGTTCAATTCCACCGCGCAGACCACCGCAGGCGGACATGCAAACTTACTAACCACCGCACTTGGCACCGACTACACCGCATGGAATGCCGTTGCCACCGCCATGTTCAAGAAAAAGATGTTGGTCAAGAATGCCACAGGCTATTACGGACTCGGAAAGCCCGTAGGTATCAAGCCCTCAATCTGTCTCGTTCCTGCCGATCTGATCGCGCAGGCCGAAGCCCTGTTCATCCCGCGCTGGGCGTCCACCGTTGAAGCCGCAGTCGCAACCAAAGGCGGACCCACATACGGCGGTAAAGTCCTGCCTCTGGCAGTACCAGAATGGACAGATGCGACCGATTGGGCAGCCGTCATCGACCCGAAGATGATCCCAGGCGTAATGATCGGAGAGATTTTCGGACTTGTTCCGCAAATCTTCTCCGCTTCCAGCGACACCGACCCCGCCATGTTTGCCAATGATGAGAGCCGCGTCAAAGTGCGCCAGATCATCACCGTAGGCGTGGCTGATGATATGCCGCTCCACAAGTCCAACGTCGCGTAATGTATTCACCCCAAAGGTGAACAAAACACCTTTGGGGATTTAGTCACACTGACGACACCCTCCGCCAGTGAAAAAGGAGTAAACATCATGGGTTACGTTCACGATACACATATGCAGAGATACATCCCGCCCACCGTGTTCAGCTACGTTACGGGCACATGGGCGCACGCGGCAGGAAATGTCGCGCACACCATCGTCATGCAGAAAACCGCAGGCGCGGAAACAACCACCGTCACGATCCCCCTCACCGTTCCGGGGAACAGTGTCGATCTCAAAGGCTCAATGATCGCTTCCGTTG